GCGTCGACATGGCTTCCCGTCAGGTCCACAACGGCATCTCCATGCGTGTTGTGCGCCAGTACGACATCAACAACGACCGCCTGCCGTGCCGTATTGACGTGCTGTACGGTTTCAGCGCCATCCGCCCACCAATGGCCGTGCGGCTCTGGGGCTAACAGGTAGAGATAGGAGAACACGATCATGGCACTTCCTTCTGTCGGTGGCGGCTATCAGATTGGTGATGGCAACCTCAACGAAGCCGAAATTGTTTCTGTCCCCGCGCCGGCAACGGCCGCGGACAGCGCAACGCTAACGGCCGCGCAGCTTACCAACGGCATCATCATCGGTACGCCGACGACGACCGCCGCTTATACGCTGCCGCTGGCGTCCGATCTGGACGCCTACCTGAACAACTCCAAAGTAGGGTCTGCGTTTGACTTCCGCGTCATCAACACGACGACTGCGGGCGTCATCACGATGACCACCAACACTGGCTGGACAATCGGCTCCAGCGGTTCGCAGGGTCTTATGACCATTGCGGCTACCGCCGGCACCGTGCGGGCCTTCCGCGCACGTCGTCTGGGGGATAACTCCTGGGCGCTGTACGCGATTTCGTAACCGACCCGGCCCCTGCTTCGGCAGGGGCCGACCCTTAGAGGTTTGTATGGCCGTAATCTATCTACAGCACCCCCAGCACGGCACTAAGGTGGCCACTATGGACGCCGAAGCAATTTATGATGAAGAGTGCGGATGGATGCGCTATAATCCCGCCGCGCCGGCACCTGCGCCGGACGATGAACCTGTCAATGGGCTGGCCGTCCGACGGCGCCGCCCCCGCGTAACCAAAGAGGACGACAGCGATGGCAACGGCGGGTGATCAGATAAATGGGGCGCTTCGGCTTTTAGGCGTATTAGCAGAAGGCGAAACGCCTTCCGCCGAAACTTCGCAAGACGCTCTTAACGCCCTCAACCAAATGATCGACAGTTGGAACACGGAGCGGTTAGCCGTGTTTTCCACGCAGGACCAGGTTGAGACTTGGCCACCCGGCACAATTTCACGCACCTTTGGGCCGACCGGCGATATTGTGGGCGACCGTCCCATTTTGGTTGACGACAGCACCTACTTTCGCGATCCGGCTTCCGGCATTTCTTACGGCCTCAAGCTAATCAACCAGCAGCAATACAACGGCATCGCGGTCAAGACCGTAACCAGCACATACCCGCAAGTGCTGTGGATTAACATGACGTACCCTAACATCGAAATGTACGTTTACCCAGTACCAACCAAGGTGCTAGAATTTCACATTGTGTCGGTCCAACCCCTGACGCAACCCGCTAATCTGGCTACAACGCTGGCGTTTCCGCCTGGCTATCTGAGGTGCTTCCGGTACAACTTGGCTTGCGAAATCGCGCCTGAGTTTGGTGTTGAGCCTTCACCGCAAGTCCAACGTATCGCCATGACCTCTAAGCGCGACCTGAAGCGCGTCAACAACCCTGACGACATCATGGCGCTGCCGTACAGCATTGTTGGCACCCGCCAGCGGTTCAACATCTTTGCCGGCAATTACTAATGAAGACGCCGATCCTTGGGTCCACCTATGTAGCCCGCAGCGTCAACGCTGCGGACAGCCGCATGGTCAACCTCTTTCCCGAACTTGTACCGGAAGGCGGCAAGGAGCCGGCGTTTCTTCAGCGGGCGCCTGGCCTGCGTCGGCTTGCCTCTATAGGCACGGGGCCTATCCGTGGGTTGTGGCAATTTGGCGGCTATGGTTACGCTGTATCAGGTAACAAGTTATACAAGATTGATACGTCTTGGACCGCAACGGAATTAGGCGGGGTTAGCGGCAGCGGCCCGGTGTCTATGTCGGATAACGGTACGCAGTTGTTTGTGGCGGCCAACGGCCCCAGCTACATTTACAACTCCACTACCAACGTATTTCAACAAATTTTGGATGAAGATTTTCCCGGTGCGGTAACCGTTGGGTATCTTGACGGGTATTTTGTATTCAACGAACCCAACAGCCAAAAAATATGGGTGACAAGTTTGTTAGACGGCTTGTCTATTGAACCGCTGGATTTTGCCAGCGCGGAAGGTTCGCCTGACGGGCTTGTGTCGCTTGTGGTCAGCAACCGCGAAATTTGGCTGTTCGGCACCAATTCTACCGAGGTTTGGTACGACGCCGGCACCGCCGATTTTCCCCTTCAGCGCATTCAAGGCGCGTCTAACGAACTTGGCTGCGCTGCTGCGTATTCAGTCGCTAAAATGGACAACACCGTGTTTTGGCTAGGCGCCGATGCTCGCGGGCGCGGAATGGTGTACCGGGCCAACGGCTATGTCGGCCAGCGCGTTTCGACCCATGCGGTTGAATGGCACATTCAACAGTACGGCAATTTGTCTGACGCTATTGGCTACACATATCAGCAAGACGGCCATTCATTCTATGTGCTGATCTTTCCGCAAGCCAATACGACATGGGTGTACGATCTTGCAACACAAGCCTGGCATGAGCGCGCGGGCTGGAACAACGGAGATTTCACACGTCATCGCAGCAACTGCCAAATGTCGTTCAACGATGAAATTGTGGTAGGCGATTACGAAAACGGCAACATCTATGCTTTTGATCTTGACGTGTACGCAGACGACGGCCAAATCCAAAAATGGCTTAGGTCATGGCGGGCGCTTCCCACCATGCAAAATACGCTGCGACGCACAACGCAACACGCGCTGCAATTAGATTGCGAAACTGGCGTGGGGCTTAACGAAGCGCCTAACGCCGCGGATTTATACGACAGCGAAGTATTGCTTGGCGCGATTTTGACAGAAGCCGGCGATTTTTTGATTACGGAAAGCGGCGACTACATATACGCGCAACAATCTAATTTAATGACCATGATCCCTCGCGCCATGCTGCGGTGGTCTGACGACGGCGGTCATACCTGGTCTAACGAGCATTGGAAATCTATGGGCCAGATTGGCCAATTTGGTTTTCGTACCATTTGGCGCCGGTTAGGTATGACGCTTAAAATTCGCGACCGCGTGTACGAAGTGTCGGGAACTGACCCGGTTAAGATCGCCATAATGGGCGCCGAATTAGTCATAAGCCCCACCAATGCCTAGCCCCCCTAACGTCACAAATATCCCGGCTCCACGCGTTCCGATTATTGACGACCGGACAGGGCTATTGTCGCGCGAATGGTACAGGTTCTTCTTTAACCTGTTTAATCTTACCGGCGCCGGCGACAACTGGACTTCGCTGCAAGATGTTCAAGTAGGGCCGCCCGGCAGTCTTGACGATCAATTTGCGGCGGCCCAACAGCTTGCGGGCGTGTTGGGGGCGCCTGACAGTTCGGCACAAGAGTCGCAGATTGCCGTGTTGCAGAGCCAGGTGCAAGGGCTTTCTCTTATGCCTCCGCTCACGCCGCAGGCGCCTAACCCTGTTTTTGGGGCGTTTTACAGCACCGTAAACCAGCCCGATGGCTCCACTACAACGGCGTATCCGCTTGTCTACGACACAATCCAGATAGAGCGGAACGTTGAGTTGCAGGACCGCACGGCGACGTTTACGGCGACCCTCGGCCCTGCCAGCACCACCATGACGGTCACAGCAATCAGCGCCGGGCCGATCTACCCCGGCATGGTTATCGCCGGCACGGGCGTCACGGCTGGCACCTACATTGTGTCGCAGACCACTGGCACCGACGGCAGCACCGGCAATTACGTTGTCAGCACTTCTCAGACGGTAGGGTCCACGACTATTACCGGGACGTGCAAATCCAAAATAGTCGCGCGCGCGGCGGGCACTTACAACGTCCAGTTCAGCATCCAGTTCGTCAACACCGACGCCAGCATCCACGACACGGACGTATGGCTGCGGAAGAACGGCACAAACGTGGCCGGCACCAATAGCCAGTTCTCGGTGCCCAACCGTCATGGCGGCATAGACGGGCACCTGATTGGGGCGCTAAATCTGTTTGTGGAATTAGCGCCAAACGACTATGTTGAGTTGATGTGGGCGACCACTAACTCGGCTACTACAGTTCAATACATCGGGCCACAAACCGGTCCTGTGCGCCCGGCAACGCCGTCTGTTATTGTAACAATTTCTTTAGCTTCGGTGCCGTCTGTATGACCTTGGCGCTATTTTCCCCTATCCTCTCGACCGGAGCGCCTGCTAAGTATAGGCTGCTTGCCGCAAAACTAAAGGACCGACCCTATGGCCACCCTTAGCCCGCTGCCCAAACTGCAATTTTTTGACGCCGCTGGCGTACCGCTGGTTGGCGGAAAATTGTACTCATACGCCGCGGGCACCTCGACGCCATTGGCGACGTACACCAGCGAGTCGGGCACGGTTCCTAACACCAACCCGGTCATCCTTGACGCGCGCGGCGAAGCATCTGTTTGGCTGGGGTCTTCCGCGTACAAGTTGAAATTGACCACCTCAACAGATGTTGAAATCTGGACGGTCGATAATATCGACAACATTAGCCAAACCGATCTGGACGCGCTGGAAGCGTCTATTAAGGCTTATTATTCGGCATCGTCTGGTGCAACCCATGTAGGGTATATTCAAGACCTTGCTAACGCTACTGCTCGTACCGTCGAAAGCAAAGCAAGCGACATTATATCGCTGAAAGATTTTGGCGCGGTAGGCGACGGGGTAGCAAACGACACAACCGCCGTAAACAATTGGATAACGGCGGTGCTGGCGTCTGGCGGCGGCGCCGGGTATGTGCCAACAGGCATTTACCGGGTAACATCACAAATTACAATTGACTTGGTTAATTGCCGCACAACGGGCATTCGTTTATGGGGCGACGGCCCGCGCCGCAGCTATTTTAACAGCGATTATACCGCAGGCACTTGTTTTCGCCTTATCAACACCAACACCTCAGACGGGTATTTTTACACCTCGTTTGACGGTATAGGCTTTGAAGGCAACGTTGACGGCACGATGTTTGAGTTAGGCGACACTGCCGGCGGCGACGGCGGCAATAGCCTTAACTTCCGCAACATTACCATGAACAACTACTCAAGTGGCGTTAATGCTAAAACACTTATTATGACGCGCATTTTTGCGTCTACGTTTGAAAACCTGACTATTAACGGTTTGGGTGGCGCGACCAGCAACAGCATCGTAGTGACGTTGAACGAAGTGCAATTCAGCAACTTCAACAGTTGTTCGTTTGGTAATGGCAAAACGCTTTTGGTGTTTGGTACTGGCGCGTCTGGCTATTCATACGGCAACACGTTTACTAACTTGGACCTTGAAGAAGGTACCCTTTGCCTGTCTATCGACAGCGCAAACGCCACCAAGAATACCTTTCTTGGCGGTACGTTTGTCAGCACGTTTGGGGATTATTGCGTGGACGCCAACCTTGGCGACAGCAATATGTTCATCAACGTCAATTACGCTGCGTACAATATCGCCGCCTTTGACACTAAGGTCGGCGTTATTGATATGCGCCACAACCTTATGCGGTATTCGTCTGACTACAAATTCTTTATTCCCAACATTAACCAGTATAGCGCGGGCAACACCGGCTCCACTATACCCAACATTCAGTTCAATTCGTCGCTTGGCACCGACGACGCCCCAACCGTACTGACGGCGGCGCAGCAAGTTGGTTCGCTGTACGGCAAAGCGTATGACGGCGCGGCGTACCAAACAACGTCCCGCATTGACCTTTACAGCCTCGGCGCCCCGGTCACTTCTACATCTTCGCCCGGCAACATTCGGTTTTTTACCACTCCCTCAGCTTCGGTCACGCCCGTTATCCGTGCGGTAGTTTTAGAAACCGGTAACTTTGTGCCTGAAACCGACAACGCTTATTCGGTGGGGCAATCCGGTCAACGGTGGTCAGCTATTTGGGCCGCCAACGGAACCATCCAAACCTCGGACGCGCGCACCAAAACTGACATTACCGATGCCGCGCTGGGGCTTGATTTCATCAACGCCCTGCGCCCGGTGTCATACAAGTTCACGGTCGGCGGCACCCGCGTTATTGGGCAGGAATACGAGAACGACATTCCCGGCAAGGTGCTGACCGAGGACGTGCCTGGCCAACGCACCCACTGGGGTCTTATCGCCCAAGAAGTTAAGGCCGTCTGCGACGCTGCTGGCGTGGACTTTGGCGGCTGGCTGTTGACTGACAAAGACAACCCCGATAGCCAACAGGCGCTGCGGTACGACCAATTCATTGCGCCATTGATTAAAGCGGTGCAGGAGTTGTCGGCGCGGGTAGCGGTCTTGGAAGCTAAAGGTTAAGGAGTTTTAACATGGCCGTTACCGTAACCGTTCTGATCCCGGCCAAGACCGCCGAGAACGCGCAGACGACGCAATACACCTCAACCGGCGTGACGACGATCATCGACAAGTTTACGGCGACCAACTACAGCGCCGCAGCCGCGACGATCAGCGTCAATCTGGTCACGGCCGCTGGGTCCGCCGGCAACGACAACCTGATTGTTAAGACCAAGACGTTGCAGGCCGGCGAAACCTACACCTTTCCTGAGATTGTGGGCCAGATATTGGCCCCGAGCGGGTTCATCTCCACGATTGCCGGCACCGCGTCGGCGGTCAACATTCGCGCCAGCGGGCGCCAGGTGACGCAGTGACCATAACAATCCGCCGCCCTGAATACGCCGACCTAGGCCGATACACCGAACTGGCCGTTGAGTTTATTGCGGCGGCGCCGATCAGCAAACTTGTAGAAATAACACCCGACAACGTGGCGGATTTTTTGGTCCGCGCCATCGACAACCCCGATGTAGGCATGTGGATGGCGGTCAAAGACGGCGCCGTTGTTGGTATCTGCGGAGCGCTGCGGTACCCGCTGTACTTCGGCCCGCAACACATTATCGTGCAGGAGTTGTGGTGGTGGCTGACCCCTGACGCGCGAGGCAGCGGCGCAGGGCAGGCGCTGTACAAGACACTGGAAGATTGGGCCAAAGAAAATGGCGCCGCCGCTATCTTTATGATTGCGTTGGACGACGATAGGGTGGAAAAAACCAGTAAGTTTTACGCGCGCGCCGGGTATAAACCTTTGGAGCGCACGTTTGCAAAAGGGGCCGGTTCATGGCTGTAGCAACTTCAACGGCAATTCTTGGCGCCGCAGCGTTGGGCACCGGCGCTAGTTTGTACGGCGCCAGCCAAGCGGCCAAAGCGCAAAAGTCCGCAGCTAACCGCGCCACCGACGCGCAAATGGCGATGTTCGAGCGGCAGCTTGAACTGCAAGAGCCTTTTCGTGAAGCTGGCTTAACCGCACAAAATCGGCTGTTGACGTTGCTGGGTTTAGGCGCGGATCCCAATGCGGCGGACTTTGGCAAATACGCCCGCGATTTTGGCATGAAAGATTTTCAGACCGATCCTGGTTACGGGTTTCGGTTAAACGAGGGTATGAAGGCGCTGGAACGGTCGGCGGCTGCGCGGGGCGGCCTGTTGTCGGGTTCAGCGTTAAAAGGTAGCCAACGGTTTGGGCAAGACTTGGCGTCGCAAGAGTATATGAACGCTTTTAACCGCTACCAAACCAACCGCGCCAATCAACTCAACCCGCTGCAAAGCCTCATGGGCGCGGGCCAAACCAGCGCGAATGTTTTAACCGGCGCGGCGGGCCAAACCGGACAAGGCATGGCGAACTCTATGATGGCTGCCGGCGCCGCCCGCGCGAGCGGCTACACTGGCATGGCCAGCGCGCTGAACCAGGGCCTTAGCACGGGCGCCAATCTGTACATGCAATATCCGCTGTACCAAGCAATGAGCCAGTATTACAGTCGCCCTAGCTACGGCCAAGTATCAGGCGCTAATGTAGGCGGCCCTGGCGGCCTCTAAGGAGACGGAACTATGGTAGATTACACTATCGCGAACCAAATCCGTCCCTTCCAACTGCCTGACATTGCCGGCATCGCGGGCGCCATGCAGGGGTTGGAACTGAACCGTATGCGGTCGCAACAACTTCAAGCCGCCGAGCAGGAACGCAACGCGCTGCGCGGTCTTATGGCTGACCCAAACTTTGATATTTCTTCACCTGAAGCCTCGCGCCGCATCTTGCAAGTGGCCCCGACCATTGGAGGACCGGCGTATAACGCCGCCCTTTCAGGACGCCGCGAACTACGCCAAAGCGAAACGGCTGCGGCAGAGGCAACACTGAAAAATTTTGAGTTAAGCCGTGAAAGTTTGCGTGGTATTTCGGCGCTCCCTGAAGGCGACCGTCAGGCCGCTTGGGAGGCTTGGCGCGCGCGGACTGAAGCTACTGTGCCGGGCACTCGCGGGTTTATCCCGCCCGCGTATTCAGATGAGGCTTTTGCGGCGATGATTTCTAAAGCCGATGAAATCGCCAAAAACCTGACTGAGCGGCCAGTGGTAACTCAAGTGCCAGGATTTCCGCCATTTTTGACGAACCCGCGCACAGGCGTAACACGACCGGCCACAGAAGCGAATGCTCCGCCAGCCGCACCGCCCGCCGCGCCCCGCGCCGAAGGGCCTCCAATGTCGCCGGGCCAAACAGCCGCGGCACCGCGGTCGCAATCTACCGATCCTTTGTTGATTGACGCGGCTATTCGTCGAAACGAAGGCACCGCGCGCAATCCCGCGTCGTCGGCTGTTGGCCCATATCAGTTTATCGACAGCACATTTGTGGACCAGTTCCGGCGCAGTTTTCCCGACGTAGCGCGAAACCTGCCGCCGGAACAGATTTTGACATTCCGCGGCGCCCAAACGCCTGACGGCCGGCGCGTGGAAGATGTTATGGGGCCAGCGCTTACCACGCAAAATCAGCAGGCGCTGGTGCAGGCAGGGTTTGCGCCGACAGCGGGTAACACTTACCTCGCGCATTTCTTGGGTTCTGGCGGCGCGCGAGCCGTTTTGCGGGCCGATCCAAACACGCCTATATCTCAGTTGGTGTCCCGCGAAGCTATCGCCGCCAACCCGACTATTTTAGGTGTCCCCGGCGTAACCGCTGGGCAGATCGTGCAGTGGGCTAACAACACAATTGATATGGGTCCGCGCGACGCGCGGCGGGCGCTAACCACGCCGAATGCCATGGCGGCGCCGGGCGCTACCACCAACGCCATGCTGGCGCCGCAAGACGCCACGGCGATGGGACAACCGCAATTGCCGACGTTCGCTCCGCCGCGCTCGATAGCAGAGGCGTTATATCAAAAAAACATGATGGATTTAGCGGTTGACCTAGAAAAGAAGCGCCTCGAAGCCGAGCGCCGCCGCGGCGAACAGCCTGAGCGAGTGCAAGAAGCGGGGCAAACATCTGAAGCGCAAAGGCGCGGGGCATTGACCGCCGAGCAAGAGCGCGACGAGCGTAAAAAGCAAGAAGGCCGCACAAACGTCAACACCACACTTGGTAAAATGTTTGCGGCTTACGAGCGCCTAAACGAAATTGGCGGCATCCCCAGCGAGACAAGAGGTACGGGCGGTAACATCGCCGCGTATGCTGCGGGCACCGCCCCCGGCCAAGCAGTCGGACAAGCGCTGGGTACCCGCGCTCAATCTGTGCGAAACGAACTTCAAAGCCTTGCGCGCACACTCATAACCGACATTAAAAATTCGACGGGGATGTCGGCGCAGGAAATGAACTCCAACGTCGAATTGCAACAGATGTTAGCGGCAGTGTCTAGCCCAACGCAGTCTATTGAGTCTGTGCGCGCCATCATTCAAAACCTTAGCGAGCGGTATGGGCTAGGCCAAACATTTGCGCCGCCCGCCCCCGCGCAAGCCCCCGCCGCCGCGCCAGCGACGCGCCCGGCTGAAGGTGTGCCGGGTCCGCGGCGCGGGGCGGCGGCCCCGGCGGGGCGCCCAACCTTAGAACAGTTCCTTGAGCGCGCCCGGCCCGCCAACCCTAACGCATCAATCGAAGACCTTACGGCGTACTACAATCGCACATACGGGGGCCGCTGATGGTTGATATTGTCGATCCGTTTCGCCAACCATCGCCGACCATTGTAGACCCTTTTTCGGGCGTCGCCGTTACCGATCCTTTCGCCGGCGCCGCAGCGCCCGACACGTCAGTCGCGCAGAACGTCGGCGTGGCTGCACGGGCGGCGTATCCGCAGGCCACGGCGGCCGGTCTTGGCGCGCTGGTAGGGTCGCGCTTTGGCGCGCCTGGCGCCCGCGTCGGCGCCGCGCTTGGCCCTCTCGCGTTAGGTTTGGGCGACATCGCCGCAACCGGATACAACGTCGCGGCGCCGTACATCGGTACGCCGCAGGTGTCCACGCCGTCTGAACTGATCCAAAGCGGGTTTGAGCGCGGGGGCTTTGGCGCCCGCCCGCAGACGCCCGAGCAAGAACTGTTGAGCGCGGGCGTTTCCGGTGGGGCAAGCGGTGCCGCGCAAGCCGCTGCGTTTAACGTGCTGGCCCGGCGGCTAGGCCCTACCGTGGCGCGGAACGTGTTCGCCCAGTTAGGGCAGCAACCCGTTGTCCAAGCCGGCGCAGGCGCAGGCGCGGCCATGGCGCCTACGGCGCTGCGCGAGTATGCCGACGTGGAAGACCCTTACGCGCTTATGGCGTCCAGCTTGGTTGGCGCCGTTTTGGGCGGTAAAGCCACGGCTGCTGCCGGCAACGTCGGCCGGGCGGCGATGGACCTACCGCGCATGGCGACGACGCCGACGACAACCGAAATACGCAACCAGGCCCAGCGGGCGTATCGGCAAGCTAAATCGGCGGGGGTAACGTATGACCCAGCAGCAGTCACCCAGTTTGGAGACGATCTAGCTGTTACGCTGCGTAATGAAGGGTTTGACGCCACTCTACACCCGAAAGCAAGCGCGGCACTGCAACGTATTCAAGAAGCTGGCCAGCCTGCTGCGCCGGGGGCGGCTGCCGCGCCAGTGTCTTTTGAAGACCTTGACATCTTGCGCCGTGTTGCGCGCGGCGCCCGCCTTAGCGACAACGCCGATGAGCGTCGCATCGGGCGAATGATCATAGACAAATTGGATAGTTTTGCGCTTCGGCCGCCGTCAAACGCGGTCTTAAGCGGCGACGAAAAGGGCGCCGGCACTGCTATCCGCGAAGCGCGCAGCCTGTGGTCGCGCATGAGCAAAAGCAGCGAAATTGAAGATTTGGTGGAGAACGCCAAACTGTCCGCGCAAGGCGTTGGCGGGCGGATGGATGAGGCCATTCGCGCGCAGTTTGCCTCTTTGGCCCGCGACATTAACAAAGGCCGCAACCCTGGCTTTACCCCAGAAGAAGTGGCCAACATCGAGCGCATCGCCAAGGGCGAAACGATGCGCTTTGGCACTCGCGCTGTTAGCGCGCTGGCGCCTAGTTCTACCCTTCGCGGCCTGACTACGGCGGCCACGCAGGCGGGCGGCATGGCGCTGGCGGCGAATGATCCTTACGCAGCAGCGTTTGCTATCCCAACCATGGCGGTGGGCATGGGCGCCCGCGGCGCCCGAAACGCAATGGCGCAGATAGACGCTGCTCGATTGGCCGCCGGTGTGCGGCGCGGTGATGTGACAGCGCCCTTTGCGGCGCGCCCGGTGCCATTGATGTCGCCTACGTTGCAGCAGATACTGTCGCAGACGGAACCCGAACCCGCCAACGCTTTTGCTCGCTAGAGGCCGCCCATGACGCAAGACTTGTACAACATCATCGTGGGCATAGCCGGCGCCGCGATTGGTTGGATGATGAAAGTGGTGTGGGAGAGCGTCAGGGCGCTGCAGACCGACATGAAGGCCATTGAGCGCGAACTGCATACAAGCTACGTCAGCAAGGACGACTACAGGGCCGACATCCAAGAAATCAAAGAGATGTGCAAAGCGATCTTTGAGCGGCTTGAGCGTAAGGCCGACAAGTAATGGAACTGCCCAAGCTGACGCCTGTTGTGCAGTTTGCGACGGCCAGCTTCGCGCTGGCTGTTGGCGGCTACTCTGCGGGTGAAAAGTTTGGCTGGTTCAAGAACGAGATTATCGCGTGGGCGCCGGAGCATTTCAGGATCGTCGACACCAAGATTGGCCAGCCCGTTACGGTAACAGTGGCGCGGGTCAAAAAGCGCGACGACTGTTCGGTCGAAGGGTTCGAGGTGACCGTGCGCGATGGCGCTGGCGTTATCCACCAGGCCACACCAAGCATGACGCGGTTCACCGGTCCCGCTGGCCCTGCGATCGACACCTTCACCTACCTGCTGGACATTGCCGACAAGGAAACCATCGCCCAAGGACGGGCGACGCTGTTGGCTACTATTAAGTACAAGTGTCCTGAAGGTGAACGGACTGTCACCTATCCTCGACACCAAAACCTGACCTTCATGTTGGAGCGATAGGATGGACCAGCTTCTGAACCTTGTCCGCACGGTCGCGCCGTCCATC